AATATAGAAATAGTTTTTTAGATGCTAATTTAACTTTTGATGCTCAGGTTGGTATGTTAACAGTTGCATGGGAAAGCGTGCAAGTTGTTGTTGATATGTCTCAATATTATAAGTCTGCTGAAGAATATTATACAGCAGGACAAGAACAAGAATTTTACTTAACATCGCCAATAGTTTGCGGTTATGATTTTAGTCAATGCTAATGAATGATTTTGAACTCAAAATTGGAAAATTTACATTTAAAGGTATTTATATTGCAATATTTTTACCTATTCTTTCAGGACTTGCTGGTGGTGTTTGGTATATCAGCGATTTTTATAATCGTATTAATGTTATTGATGACTTAGCTAACAGGAATAGCTCTTATGGTACAAACATTAAAGACCTGGAAGCTCGTTTATCTTCTGTTGAACAATCAATTGCTGACAATGATATTAGCTCGTTACAAGGCAAATTAGCTGAGCTTGGTACTAACTTATCATTAATAATGGAAGCACAAAAAGAATTAATGGACCTTAAAGACAAATTTAAAGATATTGACGTTGTGGCAAAAGAAAATAAATTGCTTGTTGAATCTTATGAAAACAGAATAAAAGACCTAGAAAATAAAATTAAATTACATCAACGAGAAATTGATGATATATGGAAAGGAATGGATGCTCTAGCAAACCCATTAGGTTAATGAAAAAAGAAGTTATTGAACATATAAAAGAATATGAAGGGTTTTCATGTTTAGCTTATGAATGTACAGCTGGTTATACAACAATCGGTTATGGTAGAAATATAGAACAAAAAGGAATTACTAAAGAAGAAGCAGAGCATTTGTTAATAAATGATATTAACCAGAGTTATAAAGAATTAAGAGGAATCATTAATAAGTTTGATGACTTGCCTGAAAAAGCTCAATTAGTATTAGTAGATATGACGTATAACTTAGGTTTATCTAAATTACTTAATTTTGAAAAAATGCTAGATGCTGTAGATTCAAGAGATTGGGAAACTGCTGCTAAAGAATTACTAGACAGTAGGTATGCTTTACAAGTGAAAAGGCGCGCAAGAATTAACGCCTCTTACTTCTTAGCTTGTAAAGACGATGTGAACACATCATATTAATAAGTTTCATAAAATTATCTTCCCTCATGTTGTGTTTCATTATATTAGACCTATATGTAATTAGTTGTATATTGTCAGGTTCATAACCTTTTTTTGGATCAATTCTATCAATAGAAATATTAGAATCAACTTTACCTTGGCCTGTTTTCCAAGTCATAGGAAGTCCAGTTAAATTACACTTGCCTTTTTGTAAATGATATAAGTTATAAATGTGAGCTTGTGTAATATTCCAAGTCATGTCTACACGGCTTGGTCTTCTATTGCCAGATATAACTTCATACCTTAGTCCAGAAAATAATTTATCCATGTAAGCATAAACATCTCGGCCTGCTCTTTTTGAGCGATATTTGTAATCACACGCTTTACATCTAGCTCTTATCTTGTTTCCACGATCAATATATGCGTTTTTTCTCGTTATTTTAATATTACAGTCTTTGCAGAGCTTTATACTTCTTGATACCATGTGTGACTAGTTTTATCACTAATATCATATCCTAACATTCTAACAACTGAAACAATGTCTTCAGGACTTAACCTGTTGTTCGATTTTCTCAAGTTCATGTAAATTTTGTAAGCTTTATCATTTTCCGCTTTATTCATCTTTTATTTTACGTATCGCGACTGTTTTTTTCCGAATAGTATAACCATCTTTGGCTGGTACGATTTTTTCGGGTTGGTCTTTATAAGTTATAGAACCCCAATCTAAGTTATATTTTTGACAAGTTGCTTTTGAAGCTGTGCCCATTAGTTCTTGTAATCTAATTTTCCCTTTAGTAATAATTTCTGTTAAATTTTTAATTTGATCTTCACAGCTTGTAATTTGGTCGCAAAGAGAATTAACTTCTTGTGTATCTAAATCTAATAAAATATCTTTTTTATTTTCAGGATAAATAATTTGTGTATCTTTTAATGTTACTGGTGGATAGTAATCTTTTTCTTTTAATCTTCTTTCAAAATCTAATATTGTTTGTTTCAATTCTTTTTCAAAAGCAAAATCTCTTCGGTAAATACATATTTTAGGCATTGTTGTTCTGTGTAATGTTCCAATCGCTGCCCAGCTGTATCCTGTAATTGCCATTAGTGCTTTAACCTGTAGAACACCTCTATACAAAGGAGGTTTACCGTCAGCACTAGGCATTAAAGCTGTTGCTTTAGCTTCTAAAATTCCCTTACCATCCAACAATGTATCTTCATCATCTTCTGTATAGATAACCTCATTGTCAGGTTTAATAATATTGTTTTTAGCAAAAGCTATACCATCGATTGAACCTTCTAATGGGTATTCTTCATGTGATACTGCATGCGCGATATCATGTTGAAAGTTTCTAAGATCAAGTTTATCAACAACTAATTGCAGAATAGAGTACTCAAGCCGATCTCCCATTTCAGCCGCTATCCCCTTTTCACTTCTAACATTTTTACCAGCTCTAGCATCTAATCTAGACTGCATGTATTCATTACGTGTTTCGTAACCAGATACACCAAATAGAGCAGGAAGCCCTGAACATGATGCGTGTTTGTCATTACTAAATTTGCCTTGTGCAATATTCATAAAATCTCCTTTAGTTTAATTTAATATTTTTTTATATTCGTGTACAGTTAAGTTATTCATCTCTAAAATTTTATAATCGCTTGGGTGGTCTTTTAGATCATTAAACGATGACACTAAGTTAAGTTTTAACATGTTTTTTTGCCTCCCTTTTGGGTGGTCTGTGATTCTACAGCTTGACCATATTTTATCTCGATCTAAATGCTCGTAATCTGATCCAGGTTTAATATAATTTTCTACCCATCTAATATAATCACAACAAACATCTTCCGCATTGTATGGAAATGCTTTAGTATCTTCATAAATTCTATCCATAATTTTATCTAAAAATTCTAACTTATTAGATTTTTTTTCTGGTTTAGCTAAATAAGAAATACACTCAACAGCATTGGAACCATAGTAAAAGTGACTTGCTTTATTAATATATTGAGGAAACCAATCTGCTATATCTGCTAAAAATGCTGAGTATTGAAACTTGTACTTAACTAATCCTTTCTCATTATTCCACTTAAACATGAATTCACCCAACTCTCTAAAATCAACATTCTTTTTTTTGTCTAAATAGTTACAAACATCATATATAAGTTGCTCTGCATATTCACATAAAAAATAATCCCCACCTCTTTTGTATTTATTATTTTTAGGAAACCTAGGAAATTGGTAACCTACTGAAGTGTAAAAAGTTCTAGTTGTTGATTTAACGAGCTCTTTTATATCGTTAATGTCTCTACATTCATGCATATCAAATAAAAGAGTATTGTGGTAACCTGAAGGTTTTTGAGCATAATTAATAGCTGAACCTGTTAACCTGTGTAATAAAAAAATATAAAACCAGGTTTGCGTGTCGTGTTTAATACCGTTCCAATTATTAACAACTTCCATTCTTTGCTGTGTTGCTGTATTGTTTTTAATCTTATTGATATAAGGGTGTGCATCTGTTTTTTGATAAAAAATATCATTTATTATTTGGCTAAAACCGGCATATTTTCTTTCAACAACATCATATAGCTCAACATTTTGCATTAAATCATCATTAACATCAGAATCAATGTGTGGTAAATCGCCTAAATTGCAAAGCTTTTGTTGTTGCTTTGCTAAATCATAATATCTAAGAAACTCTTGATAATGTTTTGTAAAAATCATTTCCAATCCCTATAACTATCAACCTGTTCATATAGTTTTTTATTTATTAATTCAGGCTCAGCACCAACATTCCAAAACAAAATATCTTCATTAGTGTTTTTAGGAATATGCTTCCACACTTTACCATCATATGTTGGAACAGTTGGGAAAGGGGGCAAGTTAGAAAAGTCTTCTGCTTTTTGAAACAATAAGGAGTCCGAAATTACTTCCGACCTACCTAACTCACCATGTTTTAAGTTTCTTGACACAGCAACACTTACAAACTTTGTATTAGGCCATGCTATTTGTAACGCTCTTGATAAAACTCCTGTTGATATTGCAATATAGCATTTACTAGGAGCTTTTATTTGCATTGCTGTTTTCACAATTCCTGCAGTGACTATTTTGTGTTTTAGACCTAGTGGAATAAAATATGCATCATTATTTTCTGCCCATTGTTTTGCAGCTAAGTTTAAATTTGGCATTGCTGCTATTCTTTTAAATTCAGGCTTTGCTCCTCTTTCGATACAGCACGCTTGATGATCTGATATTTTTTTACTAGATGGCATAAATAGTACGACTTTTTTATTATATTTTTTAGCTACATCTAATAGACTTACTCCAGCTAAACCGACACGTGGCTGCACATAAACTAATGTATCTTGCTCAACTGTACTAACTAATGCACTAGCACCTCGGACCTTTGTTCCTGTGATTAAATCTTCTCTAACAACACGAATACCATCGTGCTTTTTAACTATCGGCTTAGGATATGGGTCTGTCCAGTTTCGTGCTAAATGTAGATAATATTGTTGACTGTATGTGTAATTATCCATAAGCAAGTCTTTATTGACATTATCGATTATGTGGTTATTGTGGCTCATAATATAAAATTATCTCCTATTATATTTCTCATATTTATTTTGGTTCTATTTTGCTTTCTATTACCTGTTTTAAAATTTATGTACTTGTTGAAAAAACAAACTTTATCTTCATTGTTGAGCCAGTTATGTCTTTTAAATATATTTTTGGTTTCACTCTGCAAATATCCCATCATGCAAAACCAATCACCTATTAAATTATCCCTGTCAGGAATCAAATTGCCATTTTCTAATCTAGCTGTTATTTTTATGCCTTGTGCTATATAAGGATAATCAAATATATATGCTAAACCACGATAATGGCCTGGACCTCCTGTAACTTGTGAATCAGGATCAACAATATCTGGATATGCCATAGCGAAATATCTAGATGCATTTTTTGCCATATAACCCCATCTAATATGCCCTCTTTTTTTATAATTTTCATCTAAAATTCTAGCTAATTCCATGATAGTATATTTTCTTGTTTTATACCTCTTATAAATTCTTTTTGCTAAGTTTTTATAATTATGTTGGCACTCAATTAAACCTTCTGATATTTTCATACCTTTAGGTAAAAATATTTCATACAAGTCATTTCTACAAAAACTATTGGTGGTTTTAAAATATTCATTACCATAATCCATAAAGTTAATAAATGTTTGGTAATGTTCATTTGAAAAAGAAAATACTAAACACGTTTGCAATATCTTTTCTATATTTTCAAGACTAGATATATCATATTTTTTTCTTATTTCATAACAAAACGGATGTTCGTCCCAATGAAGTCTGTGCGAAAACAAGTGTGGATTGTTAGCTATATATTGATCTTTTCTTGCATCATAGTTATGTAAAAAGGTAATATATTCGTCAATATTATTTTTTACTTTATCTGTAATTTTATACACTAATTCCCCCAGTTATTTCTTCTATAGTTAATCGGTGCAATATGAACACTACTGTTTAATTCCATTTTTGTTTTTGCATATTCTTCTGGGTTCATAAAATACCAATCCATCGGCGGAGTTACAACATTATCACAATTATCTTTTAACAGTTTAATCATAAGTGCTGTTATGTTTTGTCTTTCACTAACAGAACCACAAAATGGTTCGCCTTGGTAAAAACCAGATTTTGGTATTTTGCGTTCAGCATATTCAATAGGAACGGGAGCCGATATCTCTACAGGAATATTATATGTGTTTTGTAAGACTTTGCATTTCTCTATATATGGCATGACTAAAGAAACAACGTCAGTATTTTTTCTTAATATGTGGTGGCGTATATCTATTGATCCAAAACACATTGTTATTCTTTTTAACTTTGATAAATTAATATTATTTAAGTATTGTGGGAATGCTATACCTAATTGACCAAACATGGTTTTACCATCCATTTTATTGATTAAGTCTCCTTTTTTAGAAAATGCAATTGAATGGCTATCACCTATAGTTATGCCGGTATAGTCAATATCCTTATGACATAATGTTTCTACATTTTGACAAAATGTACTGACTTTATTGCACCAACTTTCAGTGATATGTTTTGATGTAGATTTTGCATTTAATCTTTTCTTAAACATTTCACCATAATTAGGCATTTTAATATCGAGCGACATAACTTCATTAGCACCCATAAGATTATTAAACTTTCTATAAACATCTTCTGTTAATCCTCCAAATAAATTTAATGACCCTGTAAAATTGACGCCGTGGTCAACATATACAACATCATAGTTATTTATCTTTTCAGAACAATCATGCTCGATATTTCCAGATAATAATTCGGCCCACTGTGAAGCCCAGCCATAAACATGTGACTTTTGATTTTTAGGTATATTAGATACCGGATTAGTAACGCAACATTTCATATTTCACCCCTCCTTGTTTGAGTATTTCTTTTGCGTGTTTAAATGACTCTTGCCATTTTAGTTTATAGACCTTTTTAGGTCTAGCTATAACTTTTTTTATTCCTGTTTGCACTATAGCTTTAGCACATTCATGACATACATTTAAGCCTGAGACAAATAATGTACTGTTCTTTAAACTAATACCATTTAAAGTTGCATGATATATACAGTTCATTTCTGCATGCACAATGTATCTATATTTAGTATCTTGGTCTGTATACAAATCTATATTGTCATCAAACTTTCTTGGAAAGCCATTGTACCCTTGACTAAGTACTTGACCATGTTCGCCTATAGCTACACAACCAACCTTAGTCGAAGGGTCTTTACTCCACGTGCCTATATGCCACGCAAGCTCCATATACCTATGTTTCCAAATAGTCGTAATGTCTTTCATAAACATGTAGGTTTTGTACTTGCCATATAATTTTACCAGGTTCCATTTCTAAATCACTAGCTAACATTCTTAATACTTCTTTCTGCCAAGCAAGGTCATTTTTGTAACCATATACAGCATCATTACTTCGCATTTGTACGACAGCATTTAATACATCATTTTCAACATAATATGATACGGCATTTGTACATATGAAATCATTCATACCACGCCATTTATAATCATTGTGGATTTCTGGGTAAGTATAAATCATAGTTGCTCTTCTACTATATTTATCTTCTCTTAAAATATCAAGAACACATTCATATTGAGATAGTTCTAAACCATTTTCATCAAAAATAATTGCACCATAGTTAGAATTAATATTGCCTTCTAAATCTGCAACATCTCGCCATATAGCAGGCACAGGATCATAATCTAAATCGAATATATTTTTACTTCTAGACTTATACCATTTGATCTCAGCTTCAATATATTTCTGATTAGGTTCAGAGAAAATAGTATCTTCATCTGCTTCAAAGCTTACACCATATAATGATACTGTAGAGCCTTTCTCGCCTTTTAAGTATTTCTGTTTAAATAGATTTCTTATAGTTTGTACGTTCATAAATCACCTGTATTATCCTTATGTGTTGGCGCTTGCCAAAATTCCGGTTTGATCAAATCAGGCAAGCTTAATGGGTTAGGCCTGCCTTCTTTAATTCCAGGTTCCTTAGACATGTTAGCGGCGTGAACTTCTGACCAAGCTTTATCAATATCTACATTGAACATATCTAATGTGCCAAAAGCTACAACAGCTATATCAATTAAAGCATCTACTATCTCTTCTTTGTTGTTTTGAGATATGGCAATTTGTAGTTCGTTTAATTCTTCTTGTATAAATGCACCTCTAAACTTAAGAAACTGTTCCTTTTGTTCTTTAGTCCACCATTTACACTGGTCTGTGAAACCATATTTTTCATGCATTTCAGTTAAATCTCTACTAATCATTTTTCTCCTTATTAAAAATATCTTTTGTTAAATCTTGACCATCAAAACCATAGTTGATATACTTTATGAAAAATGATGTGTAGTTGATCAGGTCAAGCGCATTATCTTCTATAGATTCATAATTAGGGTCTTCATGTGATTCCAACAAGCTCCATAATCTTGTGGTTTTTGTGTGAATCATGTTCATAATACTAAGCGCGCCCTGTGGATAATAATCAATTTGTTTTATGCTTGATTTTTTATTCTGATAGTCTTCGCTTTTAGCTTGTTGTATAGCTAAACATTTATTAAATATTTCTTCTGTCATTTGACCTCCTTGTGTTTTGTTTGATACCCACCTAAAATATCTAGTTCGTAAGTATTTATATAATTGAGGTAAGGTTCATTATTTCTAATAACCAATTCATGCTCGGTTACAAAATAATCGGCTTGATTATCCATTTTATGTAATAGATAAAGCTCAATTATCATTTCTTCATATACTGAATGCTCAGACATAACTTTCTTAGCTTTATCTACGCAAATGTAATAACGTGTAGTTGTATTTACTTTTTTCATATTATCTCCTTTTTTTGTAACGCTTTGTCAAACCACATACCATATTGCTTAGGCTCTACAACCCAAGTGCCTAGAGTGTGTTCTATGTCGTTAAAATCTTTATCTAACTCAAGACCAATTTTTTCAATTTTAACTGGCTCACATCTTAGACCACAGTAGCCTGTTGCAAGATATAATTTTTTAAGATATTTAGTGATATCTGATTTTCTGTAATAAGTTTTATCTGGTAAACAAAAGTCGCTTAATGGGTAATCAGAATCTTCATTAAATTCTTTGATACGTTCTTCAGCCTTTTCCCAATCTCTTAATTGGTTGAAATAAGACTGCACGGTAGACTTACTTATTTGGTAGTAAGTGTTGTAGTAGTTGCTTTTTAAGTTATTCATAATATCTCCTTATTGTTAAGTAAACATTCGTTTACATATACATATTACTAATTTATAAAAAAAAGTAAACAGTTATGTACAATATTTTTTTACAATTGTATATTGGCTTCATGGAGAATAGAAAGATGTTAGTCATTAGCAACAAAACTCATGCTAGATTAAAAGCTTTTTGTAAAGGCTCAGGTTTAGTTATGAGTGCGTATGTTGATGTGCTTATAAACAAAACTTTAGATGAAGGAAAATCAAAAAAATCCTGAAGGATTGTTTAGTTTTAATGATCCTATTTTAAATGAGCGTTGTGGTAGGTCCGCGGTGTATATTGAAA